TTGTTTAACAATATCACTGTTAACTAGATTGGCGTACGCAGTATAGAAGACTTGAAAATGGTCAGTCGGGTAAGACATAACCATCAACGTAAACGCTTTTCCGAGATGCTGGGCTAAAGACAGTTGATCCTGTTCATATACCATCGTTGTTGCTAGTCTTACGACATCATAGCAAGGTAACCAACGATTATCTTTAAATTTAAAAGAAGCACCAAGAAAGGATAGGGTGTGCAGATCCGCATTCAAACCACCAAAGAAAAACTTTAGTTTCAATCCATACTTGGCCAAGTGAGCTCCAAGGAATTCTTCATCGCACATAAGCGAGAATTCCTCATCTAAAGAATACACATTATCATCTCCGTACAAATGTACTAGTTGATCATAAACTTGTGATAACGAAGGTGCTGAACCGGTTTTAAGCAAGTACGCTTCATACAAACCAGCAGCAAATATCAAAATATGGCCAAAAATATTATCACGAGTAGTGCAACCGCTTCCGGAAGCATTACCGTAATCTTTACAGATTACATTACCATTCATGAGCTTAAGTAAAAACTCACAGGTATTCGTGACCATCCATAGGAACTCTTCTAGTTCTGACTCTGGGATGTTACCTTTCTTCAATAAAGTTTGGTAAATATCTTTGAGGAGTGGGAGGAACTTATCCCATCCACTAACATCATAGCAACCACGATAAGGTTTACTAAGAAGCCTTCGAGCAAGTCGCTCGAACCCACCAGCATAGGGATTAAACCCATATGCGGACCAATGGTAGTTCATCAGGCGCAGAGAAATGCGCTTTCCGAATTTTAGTTGCGAATACAACAGTTCAAACGAAGGTATTTGAAACAACCTTATTTTATTCTGTTCTATATCTGCAATATCTTTAAACTCAACTTTCCCAGCTACATTCCAGATGGGAGGAGTTCCGACACGATCAAAAAATAACGTATCAGTAAGGGCATGTACTAACTGCGCCTTAGTTCGAAAACCAAAATAGGTATGGGGCCAACCCGGACTCTTTGTCCAGTCAATATAAGAACTGATCTCCTCAGCAGAGGCTATACAATCACTCATAATTGGCGCATAAAATTGCTCAAAAAACTGTTTTGCAAATAGAAATGAAGTTTCTTTTTCATAACTATAACTAGGTTTTTGATCCCACGATGAAACCGTTTTATAGTAATTCTCTTCAGTTGCATGAACAACATGGAACTTATTTCCACAGATTTCGTGTAAATCCTGAAGAGATACTTTTCCGTAACATTTGGCATATGGTGAAGTCTTTCGCGAGTAAAGTCGTTTATTCTTTATCTCGTTCCCTGGCAAGGTTCCTAAGCACTTCAAATGCTGATACGGTTGCACACCAAAAAACTTTCGAATCTCGACATGCGTGCCATGACTTTTCCGAAAGGTCTTCACTGGCGTGGACCCATCACTTTTAAAGGAGAACATAAATTATTCTCCCCAAGCTTTGAATCAGGTCCGATTGTACCATGATGAGACGCAATTACTGCATCAAGTTCGGAGTCATATAGAAAAGATCCACATGAAAAATTGGCGGTTGTCGCAGAATGAATAACATCATCTGTTTCCTTACCAGTCCATGAATAAGGAGTACTTGTTAACTCTCTTTCCATAGTCATTGGATTAAGTCCAATGTATAGGCAGGAAAAACCATTTCCAATTTGTGGCCCAACTACTCGTAATGTTGGGGTGGCAGGAACACATTTAAGTTCCCCTTTAGGAATTCTACATTGAGAAATATTTCCATATCCAAGAGTGGTCCACTTATTCTTCTCAGGTAAAGGATAAACCTTTCCATCAGATCCACGATAATAAACACCTTTAACTAACTGGTGTTCAGTTATCCAGACATACTGCACTTTGTCTTGAGATGCACACAACATAGTGCCCCAAAATTCTTTATCAACACCAGCATTTCCAGCGTTCGGATTAAAAATCGGTATCAAATTGTCATGATATCTCGCAGAACCAGGAATTGGTTTGTGCTTCGAAAGAGATTGAGGACAATAATTAGGAAGTAAAGCACGGTTAGCAGCAGCTATTCTCCGTTTCTCAACAGGGGACATAATCTCCCACTTCTTGGCTGAGACTTTAACCCACCCTTTCGGAAGAGTTGGGCAATCACCATAAACGTGATCCTTTCCTTTACAGTTAAAACATTGTTTAACAAAATCCTTTCTTTTTGGATGCTTGGGCTTTTCAGCTTCCTTTTTCTTCTCCTTCTTTGCCTTCTCCGTTTTAACAGGGGCTGGAGTGTTTAAAGCATCTTTAAAAGACTTCTTTTTCGGGGTTTCAGCAACAGGTGCCTTGAGCTTTTCAATTTCAGCCTCAAGTTTAGCAATCTGTTTCTTCCTTTGCTTACTTCCACTTTTGGACTTCTTACGTCCAACTTTTTCAGGTTCTGCTTCATCCTTACCCTTAGGGGCAGCTACAACAGGCGGAGCTTCTATTCTATTAAGAGGAGCTGTGCGTTGAACCCAAACAGGTTGAGGATTGATAAAATCTCCTGGTTTTGCCCAGGCAGGTTGCTTAATCTCATCAATTTTTACATGAGTAGCAACCAAAGATTGATTCATCCCAATCATTGGTTTTTCAACAAGCGGAGCTGCCTTCGCAGCATCAGCCGGATTAACAACGGGTTTCGCCTCAACAGAGACTTTTGAAACATTTTCCGTCTTCTTGTACATATCATACATATGAAACAAATTCCACGAGAGTTTACGATATTGTTTATCCAATTCATCATACATTTCTCGTTGTTGTTGGGTTCCAGACCCAAATTTCTCAAATTCAAGCATCATATCTTCGATACCATCTCGTTGAGCAATCCAATCATCAACTTGTTCACGATCAAAATCAGTACGAGCGTCACGAATCTCAGAGCGAATTTCTTTCCAATCCTGGGTTGCACGATCACGCGCATGTTCCCTCTGATTATCCTTAGCTCGATCACCGGAAGACTTGTTCTTCTGAGAACGCTTACCACCTTCGGCACCGTATGTAGCAAAAAGTCCAGCGTACATTTCTTGATCAACAAGATTTCTCATTCTTTGGCATTTATAAACCTCGTCCCAATTAGGGAGTGGTTTAACCTCCCCGGCAATAGCCTCTAATTTTGGTAACACATTGTTTTCAATGGCAAACCCAAAAGAAACTCGATTTCCACCAGGAGCAAATTCAAGAGGGGGAAGCGTTCCGTCGCGTCGGAATTCAGCAATTTCTGCATCAGTATATTCAATACCAGCTTCATTTTTAGGATTAATATCCCAAGGGTTTCGTCCTTTATAATTAGGAGACACCGTTTGATTTGTGGTGGCATGGATAAGGGGAGTACCAACTTCACATGCTTTTCCAACAATAGCAACTTTCATCTCGTCACTATATTTATATGTCATACCAGCAATTCCAGCTACAACCAAAGAAGCAAAGACCAAACCTCCAACGACTGTTTCAGTTTGATGTGTCTTCACAAATTCATGAATTTTCTCGCCCATTTTGGCAATAGTCATGATTTTTGGTTCATTAATAGTTTTAGGATTCTGCTTGACAGTAGAAAACATAACACCAGTGTGCTTTTGTCCAAGTGGAGCATCTAAACAAACCAACTCAGGTTGTTCTTCACACATGATAATACCAGCTTTCACAAAAGCCTTCATATCAGTTACTGCATCACAAGGTAACCACTTTGCTTGAGAACACAAAACAAACAAAGCATAATGAGAAGCCGAAGCTTCATCTTTTGGAACAGGGTCCATCCCCAAATACTCCATAACAGGATAATGTCCAAAATAATTTTGAGGATCAAGACCAGCAGCACCATTTGCACCATGTACGTCTTCAAGAACAGAACTACAAACATTCTTGCGAGCTGTTTCCAAAACTTTAAGAAGAATAGGATAACTAGCTTCACCAATCTTTTCAGAGATTTCAAGTTCAGTCAATTCTTTCTCGACATCAATAATCCCGAGTTCCTCAACAGGAGCCTCAAAAAACTTTTGAATCTCATCAAAACAGAAGCGAGAGTCGCGAACAGCACGAACAGCTTGAGTCATCATCTTAGGATTTCCTCCAATCATATTCAAAATACCAGCAAACAAACCGACCCGTATGGCCATGTCACCGATAAACCCCAAGGTTGATGGGGGTTCCTGTGCTTCAGGAACTTTTGAATTTAGAGTGTGGTCAACATGAAATTGTATAGTTTTAACAATTTCACGAACGAGCATTATAAAAGCTCCAGTTCCCACAATCGTCCCCGTTAACGTTGCCACGTTAACGTAATCAGTCATATCAATTCCTTCCTTATGAAGGATATGAGCTGAAAGTGCCAATGATCCAGCCAGAGTTGCAGAAACAACTCCAGTCATTGCAGCTTCTTCGGTAGTTCCGACAGCACATGCGACACCGGTGGAAATTGCACTTAGTGCAAGGGATGTTCCACCTATCACGGCAGCGGGATTATTATGTACCCACTCCGAGACCGAGCTTTCAATATTAGCCCACTCATTCTTAATCTCCTCAATAACAGCATCTTTTACCTGTTTTCGTATTTCGGGCGATTGAATAAGTTCTTCAATTGCCGGGGTTGCTTCAGCCTTAATCTTTTCTTGAAGATAGGTTAATTTTTTAACCTCCGGATTGGTTTCCTCTTTCTTCTTTTCGAAGAAGTCGAAAGAGAACTCATA